AATATTGCGTATTTAACATAAGCATATATATATTCTTCAAATAATTTATTAACCTGTATTTCAGTATTATCACCACCTTCCATACCATCAGATATATATTGTAAAACACACTGTTGATTTGCCATTGTGGAATCAAAGTTTATAACACCAGCTTTTTTATCTATGGTAAAAGTAGGATTAAAATTAGCTGTTTCTGTATTTAAACCATATCTAGCTCCAATTCTTGTGTTATATATATCGTCTTCACAATTTACACATCCAGGATTTACAGCTTCCTCTCTAACGTCATTTAAATATATACTTTTTAATGCTCCGTCTTTTCTTGCACTGTCTAAGTTTGACTCTATTGTAGATACGTTATTGTTTCCATCATACCCAAATACAGCAGTCGAATTTTGAAGATATTGAAGAGATGATTGTACTTGTATATTTTCTGTTAGCTCTCTTAAAACATTATCTTTGAATAAATAGAGCTTTACCCAATTGACATAATCAGAAGGTAAAACATATCTTAAATCATCATAAACAGTTAACTCTAAAGCTTTGATTTCTTTAAAAGCATCATAGTTTAATTCTTGTATTGCTCTTTTTGTATGAAATAAAATTTTATATCTGTTCTCGTTATTTACTAATGAGTGGTTTCCTTCATACATTAATTCAAAATTTGTCATTAAATCATCCAAGCTTATGTATTGATAAGAACCCCAGTTAGTATCCGTAGGATTAACTCCGTTATTTGTGTAATATTCCCTTTGATTTATATAAGTCATAATTATTATTAATTTTCTTTTTGCTCTTCAATTGAACCAAACTGATATACGTCAGCCTCTCGTATGGATATGCCGGCATATTGTAATATTCTTACCACTAAATTATTGGTGTCATCAACTGGTAATTCAAAATCTTGGTAATCACTTTGCGTTTGATCAAATAAAGGTTCTCCGTTATAAAGAGTAACGTATGTCCATTTAGGGTCTAAAGGATACCTTATATAAGTAGCCTGAACATCTAATGCTCCATTTATACTAGATGGGTATACTGTAACTGAATCTGATTTTTGTGTGTAAGCTGGATATTGTAAAGAAGGAGAAGTTAAAAGAGATTTGTTTAGTAAATCAATTTTACTCAAACTAACTTTTTCTGCTTCACCTTGTAATACACCTCCTTGATAACATAAAATTTTATTTATTAAATAATAATCATCACCAGTAGTTGATTGAGAAGGTAAATAATAAATATTACCAGCATTTTGTGTTAATGTTTTAGTTTCTGCAAATGTATCTATTACCTCTTCATACCCTAATTTAATATCAGCATATCCTGTACCTGACACTCTAGCATTTTCTTCATTTATTTGTTGATTATATTGTATAAAATATTCATCAAAAATATCCAATTGAGCTTGTTTGGCAAATAAGTTAAAATCACTAGGAGATATATATCCATAGTTATTCTTATTTATTATTGCAAGCACAGTATTTCTAACTGAATTTATCATTTGAAAATCTTTTTACAAAGATACATAAAATAAAAAAGCACCTAGGATTTAGGTGCTTTCTCGCTGTCGATAGTAAAGGAAGGATTAAATTGTTCCTATAGCGATACTAGTAAATACTAGTCCACCATCTTTCGATACTGGTACTGCTGCATTTGTCCAAGAAGTTTCTGCTGCTGTTACAAGAGCTGCATTTACATTCTCACCAAATCCTGAAGTTAATCCAGTTCCAGTAACCGTTAATTTGTGTGTTCCATTAGTAAGATAAATTTCTCCAGCAGTAGAGCTTGCAGTCTCTACGTAAAGAATTGAATCTGTGTTAATGTGAACATTACCGTCACTTGCTGTATCTAGTGTTATATATTTTGCCATGTTAAAAAATTTATGGGTTAAACAAAAAACAAAGTTACGAATTTTTAACTAACGTTTTTAGGTGCTTATACATATCAAGCCCATCATCGCTTTGGAAAAATGAAGCTATAATATATAATGGATCTTCTCCATACGGTATATTACACATCTTCTTTTTATTAGACGGTGTATTGTACCACACTTCTTTTTTTTGGTTTCTTAACTGCAATAAGTTTTTGTCTAACATATTTTGTATAGTAGCATTTAACTTAAGCATAGGGTCTTTTAACATTAATAAAAAACCTTTAGGATCTTGTTTAGCAAATATTAAAATATCTCTTTTTAGCTCTGCTGTTGACATTCTTGTAACATCCTGCTGAAACAATACTCTACCTATGGTTTCAACTTGTTCAATATCAAGTTGTCTTGCTTCTATTAATGCGTCTACTTCAGCATTAAGATTATCTACCACGTCTTGCGCTTCTTTCTTTTTGTTTATTTCAACAAAAATACTACCATTAGCTGGATGAAGTGCTAAAAACTTTTGTAATATTTGATTATTCTTTGGAACATATAAAAACCCATCTTCAAAAACAATAGGTTCTAATATTGCATTGTCATCTTGCTCATCTTGAAAAGGTGAGTTTTGATTTCTTGCATATCTCAGGGGTCTATTTACACCTGTCTCTTCATCAAAATATAGCAGAGGCACACGGTTAGTGTGTCTTGATGCTAATATTAAAGATAAAGGAGCTACCTCTCTGGTAAGCTTATAAGTTTTATCAACAAACTTTGGGGATGTTTTTGCGGGTTTTACTTTTAAACCACCCGACTTTTTTTCGGTTGTCTTTTCTTTATTCATTTGATTTAATTTAATTTAAATTTAAAAAAGGGGCACATTACTGTACCCCTTTGAATTAATTACTACTGCTTAAATAAGAAGAAGTTGTTTGCACCTAGAGTACATACTGCTCTTTCACTTAAGAAGTTAACTTGCATGTTATCGATATCAGATGTAGCAGCACCACCAGCAGAACCAGTGATCCAAGTCTTATATCTTCTGTCTTCAGTTTCTGAAGCTCTATATCTTACATGTAAGAAAGGTCTCTTAGCGTTCTTACCAAGAATTTGGTCGTAAACGCTAGTTGAACCAGCTGGTACTAATAAACCATTGATTTTACCAGAACCAGTATTTGTTGGTAAACCACCTCTCATTGTAGGGTCGTTTAGGTATTTCCAATCTGTTTTGTAGAAGTCGTAACCTCTTCTGAATCCAGAGAATCCTAAGTTTAATGCCATCTCTTCGTCATTGTCAAATAGACCGTATGAAGTACCACCAGCACCGTAAGAGTTCTGAGCAGCTAACATATCGTCAATGTCAAATGCGAATTGTCTGTCAACGAATAATACGTTTTCTTCAATAGCACCTTGCTTATCTAATCTACTAATAATAGAATCAAAGTCAGCTAAAGTAGTAGGGTTACCACCACTCCAAATGTTTCCTCTGTTTTCTACTGCATAGAAAATACCATCAGAACCAGCACCTGGGTTTGCAGCACCACCTGCGCTACCTAAGATAGCTGCAGCACCAGAGTTTTGCTCTGCTGGTACAGCTTCAATCATTGCTGTTTCTAAATAATCGTCAAATCTAAGTCTTGTTTCATGCTCAGATTTTAAGTACCATAAATATCCTGTAGCTCCATCTTCAGTAGTTACTTCTACCCATCCGATTTGTGCCATATCAGAACCGTTTACTGTATATGTATCTTTAATAATGATTGGCTTGTTATCGAAAATGAAGTCATTTGCTTCTAACGAACCTACCATACCTGCTGTTCCTTTTTTAAATTCAGAACCGTAAATGAATACAGTAACATCTGCGTTACCTACTCCAGTACCTGCAGTTACTAAACCACCTGCTTCGTAGAAGTCAGCTGTGAATTGTCCTGCACCACCAGCAGCATTGTTAACTGCACTTACAACCGCTTTGTTCATACCTGAACCATCATTTTGAACAACCACAATAGTTTGTCCTACTCTGATTACTTGCTCAGCATTTGCTGGGTCTAGTGCATCATTAACTTGGAATGTTGCTTGATCTGCATTTAATATTGCTGCAGTACCTACTTGTGTATACTTTGTGTGTAACCTACCTTGCTCAGCCCATTTAATAAGGTCTGAATTTGTAGGCATCTCCGCTCCTACCATTCTTAAGAATGAAGAAATCGTTCTGTTACCATATCTCTCAAATTCTTTTTCGTAAGTATCAGGTAGATACTGGTTTAAGAAATCGAAGTTGACAATATAGTTTTGAGCTGTTGGAGTTCTTTCTGAACTCGGGGTCAACGCAAACGTGGGCGTTGCCGCTACTTGTCCTGCCATAATTATATATTTTTATTATTATTTAACTTTTTTTAATACTCTTTATTCGCAGTCCTCGGCTTGATGGCTGAGAAACTGACTTAACTTGAAAACCTGATTTTACAGAAACCTCTGGTGCGCTACGCTCTGTCATGTCGACATTTTTTGTTTTACGTATTACATCATCAGTTGCCTGTGATTTACCTTGTTCATAAAAGAACTGAGCAAACTTTTCAGGATTCATTGCGATAGCTAAAGCTTTGTGGTATCCTTCTGCGTCTTTTATATACCCATTAGAATCCAAATACTTATTAACAAAGTTAAGTGGAGTCTCTTGAGCTTTTTTAAGTTCAGAAGCACTACCAGGCGCATATACTATATCGTTTTCTCCTATGTTGAATTTAAAACCTTTAAACTCTGAGCTGAATACTTCGTCACTTTTTTTGACAAACCATTCACGTTTTAGATTTGCGTCTTCTTGTTGAGATTTAGCTGTCTCTTTGTATTGCCTATACTCAATAAGCTCCTCATTGTTAGCAGTGGCAGAACTTTCCCTTGACTCAAGGGGCTGTTTGTATTGTTCCTGCTGTTCCTTTAAGAATCTTTTTGCCTTAGCAATTTCTTTCTTCTTTGCTAGTTTTATTTTTTTAATTTCAGATGGTTCGTGTATTTCTTCATCATAATCGAAGTCTTCCATTAAAGACTCAATATCATCTGCATCTAAACCTTCTTCAGTTATAGAATAATATTCACGTAGCAAAGCGTCTGGTGATAGGTCTGTATAATCTTTCTGCAATTTTGCATAATCTTCAAACCCTCTACCAGTTTCTTTTTTATATTTTAAGTAAGCCGCCACATCTGAAGGAAGATCTTCTGCTTCTTCCCGTTGGCTAATCAACTCATCAATAGAATTAATTTGCTTACCATATCTTTTTCCAATATATGAAAGAACTTCATTTTCTGCTAGCTCCTGCGATGCGGGAGGTTGCTCTTCAACAGGAGGAGTTTCCGCCTCTTGTTTTATTTCTTCTTGTACTTCTTCTTTTTGTACATCTTCTTGTACTTCTACTTCTTCTTTTACTTCTTCAACCTCAACAGGTTGTTCAGTAGCTTCTTGTTTTTGCTCATGCTTTTCCAGAAGCTCTTGTTCAATTTGTTGACTAGATTTTTCTTCTACGTCAGTTACTTCTCTAACTTTTATATCCATTTGATTTAATTTAATTTAATTGCAAAGTTACGCAAAATTTAAACACATTATCTTGGTTCAAACTCTGCCAAATCAAAACCATCCAAAGTATCTTCATTGGATTCAAAGCTTTGCGGAGGTAAATTATTTTTTCTCTGCGTTATCAGTTTTGATTGTTCTGTATTTTGTTGACTTATTCTATCGCTTTTAGCTTTTTCTCTTGATTGCTCTCTTTCAGCAAGTGTTGCTGCATCTAGTCCTTTGACTTGCATATTGTACTGAAACTCTTGCGCCATCAATTGAGATTTTAATGCAGCTTCTTGTTTTTGTTTTTCAATTTCAAAAGCAATATCTGCCTGTCTGTATTGAATTTTAGCTTGTGTCTCCGCTTCAATTTTTTGCATAGCCACTTGTGCTGCAAGTTCTTGTGATTTTAATTGTTGCTGTGTAACCATAGCTTGCTTTTGCATTTCCATCTTTTGATCTTGCTCTTGCTTAGCTTTACGTTTCACTTTTAACAATTGATTTGCTAGTTTTAGGTTTTTTATCTCACGTATATCAATAGCATCTTCCAGGTTAATATCACCTTTAGATAATGCCATTTGAATATTTTGCTCAAGCATTGCCTTTTGCTCTTCATCTGGAGACAGTTCTATAAATATACCAAAGTCATATATATATAAATCAGATATCTCTCCAAGTATGCTTACATTATACTTTCCTATTTTATTTATAAAGTCATCTTTAAAGTCAGAATATTCTAAAATATCCGCTACCCTATAAGTCAGCGCTTCCGCTAACGTTCTATATATGTAAAGACTTCCATCTAATATATGTCGAGTAGCGGTATTAGAACTTAATGCTGCTAATTTTTGTACACCTACTAAAGCATCTGAATTTGCTATAGTACCGTCTCTCGCTTCATTTAAGCCTGTTACAGCTCGAATCATGTCTAAGTAGTGGTTAAGGTTACCTATAAGCATTTGTGCCTTAGAAGCGCCAGAATTGCTTGTGAGCTGCTGTATAGGAACTTTACCTTGATTATAATCACCTTCTTGGGTATAACTTCTACCAATAACCGAACCGGTTTGGAAATATAATCTTAGAGCGTCTTCTGGATTATATGCTGAACCTGTACCTAAATCAACTTCATTCAATCCATCTGCATCTATATATACTCCATCAGGAACTGTTCTTGCTATTACTTGTTGTAGCTTTAAGTGAGTCATTTGTATAAGATCTGCATAAGGAATCATTCTTCTTACCAACGATTCTATTACCCCTTTATACATTCTTGGCGCAACAGCCACATAGTTTGGTATAGCGTGTTGAGAAGAAGATTTAGGTCTTACCATATTTTTAGCAAGTTCCCATTTTAATATAATATTTGTTCCCATTACCATTACACCATCGTACCAAACGTCAATAGTTTTTTCTACTTTTTCAAAGTTACCCTCTTCCATCATTTCATCAGGAGGATTAAATGTATCATCCTTTTCAATCATACTCATATTGCCGTTGTCTTTAATTTTCTTTTTATAAACCATCTTTTTAGTGGTCTTGTAATTAAAATACATTAAAGTACAAGTGTCACGATAGAATATATCATTTTCATAAAATTGAGCTACGTTAAAATAATCATACCAGCTTTGACTATACTTAGATATTTTTTCTAAATCATCTGTCGTAAGTGTAGGGTCTATTTTAATTAACTCAGAGATAGGTACTGTTTTGATTTCCCCCCAATAAAAACAATCTTTAAAATGAGGATCTTCAGTATAACTATAAACAGTGTTAGCTGGATCTACATAAGAAACTTTAACACCTGAACCTTTTTGAAACTCATGTTTTGCAACTCCAATACCTGTAACCATTATATCATAGTCTAATCTTTTACGAATATCTTTGTAATGATTTTCTTCAAACATTGTGTTGATAGCTTCTTCTTCTGCTATTTCAATTGCAGGTTTATAATTTAAATTCATATACAAGGACAGCTCTTCATCGCTTGCTGGAAGCTCATCAGGATTCATAATAAAAGGATCAAACCCAGTATTTTTTTGAACAATTTCCAAAACATCTTTAGCGGCCATTTGACCTTCTATCATATCTTGGTATTTACTTCTTTTTGATTGAGACAAAGCATCCTGAGCATAAGCCTTTACTTTGAATAATCTATCAGACATTCCGTTTACAACTATATCAACAAACTTAGGAATAATAGGAACTGGTGTCCAGTCTAAATTTAAATAAGACAAATCACCATCTACGGCTAATTCATTTTTATATTTTGCTATGGATTGTTCACCTCTTGCGTACAGGCGTAATCTGTTAAAATCCCTCCATTGACTGTAGTACCTACATCCAGTAGAATCTTTACGAAACCATTCGTATTGTATAGCCTGTCCAATTTGTAATCCAAACTCGTCAGTTGCCTTTTCTGCATCTGAAACAAATTGGCTAGGAAATCCTACAGATGAAATGTTTATATTTACTTCTTTCATCTAATTAATTCACTTAAAATTCCTTTATTATTATATGTTGCAAAGTTAAGACTTATTTTTGATTGTTTTTTCTCTGGCAGGTATACATTCTTTTGATTTGCCATAATTGCTAACCCTGAACTTATACTTGCATCAAATTTAGTTCTACTACTAATGTCAAACCTAGCCCAGTCTTCAAGCGTCCTTGTAAAATACATTGAACCCATTTCATCAGAAGCCCTATAAACTGTCTCTAAATCTATGCCAACATATTTTTCTATGTAAGATTCTATGGCTGCTGCGTGTGATTGCTTGACATCTTCTGATGTATTAGGTATACCTCCAAGTTCTTTTTCTGTTTTAGAAAGTTTATTATAATGTTTGTCTGGCCTATTCATACAAAATCCCCTATATCCTCTGTTTTTAAAATGATACAATAATCTAGGTTTGTTATTCTCTACAAGTATAGGCATACCATAAAACACACACGCCATTAAAACTTCCTCAAAAAATATTTCAGCTGTTTGCGGTCTTGCTACATATTCTAAAAAAAACTCGTTACTAGGAGCTTCTTCCATATTATATTTAGTCAGACCATGCAAAGCCCCATTAGATCCACCGCCCCCTACTGTTCCAGATATATCATAACTATCACAACCAAACGCACCTATATGTTCGTTTAGAGGGAAAAAGACTCCATGCTTTGATATTTTTTTATTAGTCAATCCTTTATTAGGAGTCCAGGAAACTTTAAACCTGCCTCTTGAGTCTGGAGTCCATATTACTTCTGAATCCTTTATGCCGTCTTTCCAATAAAATCTACCCCTTGTCACATGATGTTCCATAATTAAAGAATCATTGTAATCTATTTGTTGGTATATTTTTGTTAGGTTAAATAAAGAAGCTTTACTCTCGTCTCTAAATGCGTGTGATTCTGTTCGTGGAAACTGTCTGTAAAATTCATTTAGTGCATCTGCATCTTTTTTTAATGACTCAACTTCAGCTTTCCAATAATCTATTGCACCATTTGTAATCCACTCTCCATCTACACCGGCGATTGGTTTTTCAGGTTTATAAAACACAGGCATACCATACCTATCTATAAAACCCTCCATATTCCATTCCATAGGAATAAACAAAGAATATAATCCAGATTTAGTTTGACCGTTAGCATTTCTTGTAGATAAGTTAGAGTCTTCAAATAATTTTTTAAAATTATCTCCACCCTTGCTAAGTGCATTTGATGTAGAACCCATCATACACTTACCTATAATTTTACTTCCCAGTCTTAAACAGGTTTTAGTTACACGCCAATTGTTCAAAATGTTATTAGGCTTTATCCATTTACCTGATTCATCATGTACAAGTAGTAAAAGCTTTTCACCATCATAAGAGTTATCGTCTGTGTTTTTCCAGTCAATTGTTGTATCTAGACCTGTCATTTCATCGTCCATTACCTCGTGCATATTTTTCTTAGTTATTTTAGCGGC